TCAAAGAGCGTCTCGGCCGGTCGCCGGACTACCTGGACGCCGCCGCGCAGGCGGTCTGGGCCGCCGAGTGTACCGACCAGGACCTCAGTCCCGACGACATCGTCGTACTGTAACCATGCACGTCACCATCATGTGGACCGGAGAAGCCGCGGACGCACAGGGCCGAGGAACGAAGTGGACCGGGATCGACTGGGTCGAGGAGCATCCGGACGAGCTCCGGCTCCACACCGAGGAGGGCGATCACCCGGTCGTGGTCGATCGGGACTACGTCATCGCCTTCAACCGGGCGGAGTGATCCTGAATGCGTGATGCCGCGTCCGGACGGGAGGTCCCAGAAGAGGCAGCCCTGGCGCCCTCGCAGGACGACGAGGCCTCCCCCCAGGCCCGCGACGAGCGCGCGACGGTCGTCGGTCGGAAGGAGCACACCGAGGAGCCGTCGTACGAGGACGTCACCGACTGGGTGAACTGCTACGAGTCGAACCCCCTGGTCCGCGTCCCGGTCCAGAACTTCGCCTCGGACGTCACCGAGCCCGGCGTCGCGGTCGCCGTCTACACCGACGACGAGTCGATGCCGACGGTCCCCCAGGACTACCGCGACGACACGTACGCCGGGATGGACCTCGACGACGCGCTCGAGGCCTGGCTCTCGGACTGCTACATCGACGGCTGGGACTTCGACGCCGACGTCGTCGACCTCCTGGACGCCGTCGTGAAGGACCGGCGCGGCCGCCGGGGCACCGCCATCGTCGAGCACGCCTACGACGACCCGAAGAAGCGCGAGCGCGTCCTGGGCCTCCGCCCCATCAAGGTGGAGACGGTCACGGCGTACACGCGCTCCGGGAAGGGCATCGTCCTCCGACCCGACGACGAGGTCAACGAGTTCGAGAGCGTCGCCGTCCAGGACCTCGACGACTCCCGGGACGAGGCGCCGGAGACGCCGGCCGGGAAGACCGCGGCCATCGCTCAGTACGACGACATCTTCGGGACGAGCGAGCGGGACGAGATCCCGTTCGCCCTCGACGACATCACGGTCAGCGCCTACGACCCCGACACGGGCAGCCTGTTCGGCCAGCCCGACACGGCGACGGTCGTCGACCGCGCCGAGGCCGTGCGCAAGAAGCTCGAGCGCGTCGACCAGGCCGTCCTGAACGCGGCCTTCTCGAACATCATCGCCGCCGTCGACACCGACGAGGAGAAGATCGTCAAGAAGGTCCGCGACAACCTCGACCCGAACGACCCGGAGATCGTCTCCGCGACGAACGCGCCGGTCGAGCTGACCGAGGTGAACGGCCAGGTCCCCGACGCCGTCGACACGATCCAGCAGGAGATCGAGTTCGTCCTGGCCGCGATGCCGACGCCGCTGTACCGCGTCGGGTTCGCCGGCGACATCAACCGCGACATCACGAGCGAGCAGCAGGAAGACTACGCCGACGCGCTGCGCCGCGAGCGCCGGCGCCTCGAGGCCGACTTCAAGAAGGTCCTCCGGCTGAAGGCGACGGAGTTCCTCGAGGGCAACGCCCACGCCGAGGGCGGCATCGACGTCGACGTCGGGATGGAGATCCGGCCGGACGACGCGACCAGCCCGCTCCAGGACGACGAGTTCGACGCCGGCGAGTTCAGCACGCTGATGGACGGCCTCGCGACGGCCGCGGGCCCGAAGGGCGGCGCCGACACGATCGTCCCGAAGCGCGTCATCCTCGAGACGTTCCTCGACATGGACCCGGACGAGATCCTCGACGAGGAGGGCACCGCCGACCTGGCCGCGCTCGACGAGTCCGACCCCCGCGTTCGCGACGCCTTCGAGCGCGCGATGGGCGCCGGCGGGATGCCCGCCGAGCTCGCGAACCAGTACGAGCCGGGCAAGGACATCGTCGACACGCCCGAGGGGAAGGGCCTGGTCGTCGAGGTCCTCACCGAGACGAAGACGATCGACGAGGACGCCGAGGGGGTCCCCGACGAGATCGAGGCGAGCGCCGACTCCCCGACGAACGTGGTCACGCTCGCGGAGACGTCGGGCCCGCCCATCGGCTTCTTCAAGGCCAGCGACCTCGAGGCCACGGAGGTCAACGCCGACGTCGAGCCGGTGGACAGCCTCGACGAGGAGGAGGCGGCCGCCATCGCGAACGGCGAGTGCCCGACCGGCGAGGACGCCGAGCTCGCGGGCGGGAGCTGGTCGCCGCCCGAGTCCTGGCGGAAGGCCGACGTCCCGGCGCGCCTCATCGCTCTCGACGCCTTCCAGTCGATGGGCGGGGACTTCGACGGCTGCGAGCGCGAGATGCGGGGCTCGGTCCGGACGCCCCAGCAGTTCTGCGGGGCGTTCATGGACTACGTGTTCGGGGGCTACGACTACTGGCGGGGCGACTCGTTCCTCCCGGGTGACTGACCATGTCGGACCCAGCTGACGACCTCCGAGACGAGTTCGTTCGCGACATCCGGCGCCGGTTCCGACGGATCCGCGGCGAGATCCGCGAGTGGGCCGGCTACGAGTACGACGTCTTCGGGCTCACCGATGATGGCCCTCGGCTGCCGGAGGACCTGCCTGACGACGCGCCCGACGTCTACCGGTTCACCACGGACCGGCGGAAGACGTCGGCGTTCCTGGACTGGCTGCGCCGGCGGCTCGACGACGAGCTGCTCGAGCCGCTGCGGACCAACCAGGTCGAGAACGGCGAGCACTGGACGGCCGAGTACATCCGCGCCGCCTACGACCGGGCCTGGCGCGATGCTCGCAGCCGGCTCCGAACGCAGGGCGTGAGCGTGGGTTCGCTCCCGGGCGACGACGACACCGAGCTGATCGACGCGCTGTTCGACATGCCGGCGCCGCGGGAGGGCCTCCGGACGCTGTTCACGCGGACCTACCGAAACCTCCAGGACATCGGCGCCGACAATGCCGAGCCGGTCCGGGAGACGCTGCTGACCGGGTTCGAGGAGGGCTGGAACCCGCGGAAGATGGCCACGGAGCTCACGAAGGAGGTCCGCACCATCCAGCACACGCAGGCGGAGGTCCTGGCGCGGACGGAGACGATGAACGCCTACACGGAGGCCAGCCTCGACCGCTACGAGCGGGCGGGCGTCGACGCCGTCCAGCACGGCGAGTGGTCGACCGCGCTCGACACGCGGGTCTGCCCGATCTGCAAGCAGCTCGACGGCCGGGAGATCCCGATCGGCGAGATGCGGACCGGGACGTTCGTCTTCGAGCCCGGCCCCGACGATCCGGACCACCTGGCGGGAGAGTACCCGCTGCGCCCGCCAGCCCACCCACAGGGGCGCTGTACGGTGCTCCCGGTGCTGTAGGGGACTCCTGACTTCAGAACCATGTCCACGCAAACCCAATCCACGTTCACGAGTCGTACCGCCGGCCTCGCCGAGACGGAGGCCGATGACACCCACGTCATCAACGGCGTCGCCATCGGCGCCGGAGACGTCACCCACGGCCTCTCCCGGAAGTCGAAGGTGTGGCAGCCGGACGAGCTCCGCGCTGCCGCGTCGACGCTCGAGGGCGCCGAGATCAAAGCCCTCCACTCCGACGCCGTCGTCGGCGAGGTCACGAAAGCCGGCTTCGAGCCCGGGGTCGGCGTCCTCTACGAGGCCGAACTCGAGGACGAGAAGCTGGCCGCAAGCGTCGCGAGCGGCCGCCTCTCGGTCAGCATCGAGGCCACGCACTTCGACGGCGGCACGGTCGACACGCCGGAGGGCAAGGCGATGGCCGCGACGAACATCACGTTCGACGGCCTCGCCATCGTCCAGAAGGATGCGGCGCCGTCGGCGAGCGCGAAGCCCGGGCAGGCGGCCGCGCTCGCCGTGATGCCCGACGAGGTCCACGCGGCCCTCGCCGGCGAGGAGGACGTCGACCTGGAGTCGGCCGCGGCGGCCGACATCGACGACCTCTCGAACGGCTCGGTCGTCGCCTGGCAGACCGGCAACGGGACCCTGGCGTACGGCCGGGTCCTCGCGGTGATCCGCGGCGACCAGGAGCTCGGGCCCGAGCACGACGACGAGATCTCCGTCACGGCGCCGGCGGCCGTAATCCGCGTCTACCGGCCCACCCAGGGCGGCGAGTGGACGGAGACGGACGTCGTGAAGGCGCGGAAGCCCGGGTCGCTCCGGCCGCTGTCGAACTTCCCGGCGGCGCCGCAGCTCGAGGCCGCGGCCGCTGCGGACTCCCGCGAGCACCTGACGGACGCGCCGACCGAGTGCCGCGAGTGCGGCGATCGCGAGCGGACGTTCAACACGATGCGGTGTCCCGAGTGCCATCCCGAGATGACGCCCGAGGACCACCCGCCGCTCGCGACCGCCGACGAGGCGGAGATCGAGGACTGGCAGGAGGCCCAGGCGGCCGCGCTTGCCGGCGGCGCCTACGAGGTGACGAACCTCTCGCCGGAGGACGTCGACGAGTGGACCGATGACGAGTGGGACGGCGACGCCGTCGAGGCGGAGCTCCCGAACCCCTCCGAGGTCGACGACGCTGCGGACGTCCTGGACCAGACGATGGCGCTCGTGCCCGCCGACGGCGAGGCGCGAGACTCGAAGTCCAGCTGGAAGGCGCCGTTCCGCGCCGGCGTCGACGCGCCGGTGAACACGCGCGCCCTGGTGGCCATCGACGGCGCCCTCTCGGGGGCCCGCGGTGGCTTCGACGATGTCTCCGAGGAGGCTGCCGACAGCCTCGCGGACTGGACGTCGTCGATGCTGTCGGCGGCGCCGGACGACCTGTACGGCGTCGAGGAGGCGGAGGCCGCGGCCTCCGACCCCGAGGACTCCGGCGCTGACGGCGCCGGGAGCGATGACCCCGCTGGAGCGAGCTCTTCCAGCCGTGACAACGACCCTGCCAGCGACGACCCGGACACCGAGACCGCGGCCGCTGCGGAATCGAACCAGCCGACCGACACTACTACAACGACATCCATGAGCGATGACGACGACCCCGAGGACGTCCAGGAGCTGAAGGCACGTCTCTCGGACAAGACCGAACGGATCGACACCCTCGAAGAGCAGGCCGACGAACTCGAGGAGGAGAACGAACGACTGAGCGAGCGGGCGGAGGCCGTCGACGAGGCCGAGGAGGCCTACGCCGAGGCCCTCGCCGAGCACGTTCCCCGCGGCGCGGAGGAGCTGCAGGACGACCTCTCGCTCGACCAGATGCGCGAGTGGCTCGCCGACATCGACGAGGCCAACCTGGCCGAAGACGTCGAGCCCTCCGTGCGCTCGGGGAACGACCCCAGCGGGACGGAGACGGCGAACCTCTCCGAGGCCGAGCGCGAGCGGAAGTCCGAACTCGAGGCGAAGCTCTCGGAGCTCGAGGAGAAGGAGGGCCCGCTCGCGGAGAAGGAGCAGGAGCGCCTCGAAGCCGAACTCGCGGAGGTCACCGGAGGTGACGACTGATGAGTCTCAACCCGGGCCAGTCCCACAAGGGCGACGCCCAGCACACCGAGACTCGGACCGCCGCCGAGGCGCTCGACGGCGGCGACGCCGTCGCGCTCGACGCGAACGGCGAACTCGTCACCGCTGACGACACCAACGACACGACCGTCTACGGCGTCGCCGGCTACAACGGCGGAGACGGCTACGAGGCCGGGGACAACGTCCTCGTGACCTACAGCGGGCCCGTCGTCGCGAACGTCGCGGCCGGCGTCGGCCCGGGCGTCGAGCTCGGCGCCTCGGCCACCGAGGGCCAGCTCGCCGCGGGCACCAGCGCGAAGGGCATCCTGACGATGTACGCCGAGGGCGCGGCCCCCGGCGGCATCCCCGACGTCCCGGACGGCTACGCCCACGTCGACGTGTAGAACGAGCAGCCAACCAACACCACACAACTCTGACACGACATGCCGCTTCCTGACATCACTCAGATCGTCGACCCCACGACCGTTCGTGAGGTCGCTGCCGAACGAGTCGAAGCACAGACCGTCGTCCGCGAGTTCTTCCAGGACCCGCCTGGAGGGATCCCCGAGGGCGCCGGCGAAACCTACCAGATCCCGGTGCCCGCCGAGGAGCTCGGCGAGCCCGAAGAGGTCGAGCCCGGCGCGGACACGACCTACGACCGCGAGGAGTACGGTCGTCCGGAGATCGCCCGGCAGATCTTCAAGAAGGGCTCGAAGATCCCGGAGGAGGACATCAACGACAACATCTTCGACCTCGTCCAGGACCACCTGGACGGCCACGCGAAGAACATGGCGAAGAAGCTGGACCGGGCGGCGTTCGCGGTCCTCGACGCGGCCGCGCCCACTGGCAACGCCGTCGGCGACGACGACGGCACCCTCAGCTTCACCGACATCAACGCCGGCGCGACCGAGCTCGCCCAGCGCGGTGAGGACGGCTTCACCGCCGACATGGCGCTCGTCGGTCCGTCCGGCAAGGAGTCGCTCATCAACTACCTCGCCGAACGGGGCACCGACCTCGGGGACGAGGCGGTCCAGAACGGCGAGCTCGGCGAGTTCGCCGGCATCCGCTTCATGTTCTCGAACAACGTCTCCGTCGGCGCCAACGAGGCGATCCTCGTCGACACCGACGAGTTCGGGTACGAGGGCGAGTGGCAGGGCGTCGACACCGACCAGGCCACCGACTTCGACGCCGACGCCATCAAGATGAAGATCAAGGCCGCGTACGGCTGGACCGACAAGCACTCCGAGGCCGCCGTCCGGGTCCAGGGCTGATCGTCCATGACTCACGAGCTTCAGCTCACGACCGACCAGGAGGACGTCACGCTGGCCCTCGGCCAGCATCCTGACGGCGTCCTCGAGTTCGAGGGCGGGACCGCCGCCGTCGACGACGAGTCGGTCGCGAGAGTCATCGACGACACCTACCCGAACATCGAGTACGTCGACGGCGACGCCGGCGCCGGCGCCGACGCGACCTCCGGGGACGACCAGGAGGACGACGACGTCGTCGCCGAGCCGCCGTTCGACCCGACCGAGAAGACGGTCGGCGAACTCGAGGAGCTCCTCGACGAGGGCGACTACTCGGCCGCCGAGCTCGACGCGATCGCCGCGGCGGAGGAGGCCGGCGAGGACCGGTCGACCGCACAGGACGCAATCGACGCGGCCCGCGAGTAGTGACCCATGAGCTACGAAAACGAATCGGACCTCAAGTACATCAACGAGCTCGCCGAGATCCCGCTCACGGGCCCGGACCTCTGGGAGGGCGACACCGAGTCGAAGCTGGACGCGGCCGAGATGGCCGAGAGCAAGCTCGAGGCGGACGTCAACGACGGCGACGTCATCGGCGATCCGTCGCCGCTCCACGCGCGAGCGGCCAACGCCTACGCCAGCTACATCCTCTTCATCGGTCCCGAGCACCCGGAAGACGCGCTGTCGGGCGAGATGTACGGCGGCGCTGGCTCGGACACCATGGAGTTCGCTCGCGAAGTCCATGAGGTCTACCGGTCACTTCGGTCGAGTATCGAGACGTCCGAGGAGGACGAGAGTAGCGACAGTAGCGACCTGATCTTCTCGGCATGACCTCGTTCGACGGCTTCGACGAGCTCGCCGAACAGCTCCGGGTGTTCCAACAGCAGCTGGAGAACGGCGAGCGCCTCGTCGACGACGCTCTCGATTCGGCGGTCGAGACAACGGCGAAGGCGGTCGAACGGACG